AAGTATCTAAATGTTTTTTTTCATTTAAATACATATTTATTTTCCAAAAATCATCTTCAGCTATATAAGCTTCAGTAACTTTTTCATCAGCTTTTAAAAGTTGTTTTATAACAGGTGCTTTTTTAACTCTTGATTCTAAATATTGCAAAGGTTTAGCTCCAAAAAATGTAACATTGGAAGCATCTTTACTCATGTTTCTTAAATCATTTATAATAGCATTTTTATTTAAAACACCTTGCCCAGCTAGTTCTTCAATAAATTGTTGTTGTTCAATATTACTTGTTCGAGTTAATTGATTGTATACAGTTTTAAAACTTTTAGCAGTAGTTTTAGGATTTAATAATCTAAACCCATTAGCACCAGTTATTTGAGCACCACCAAAAATATTTTTTAAATGTGTAGTAATTCTTCTAGTTGTAGCTGATTTTTGAGCTTGACTTTTTAAAAATAATAAACCTTGCCAAGTTTCTTTTAAAACAGAAGGTAATCCTTCTATTAATTTAGAAGTTCCTTGTTGATATCTTTTTGAATAATATTCAGCTAATTCTGGAGTAGTATACTTACCAGATAGTTCTCCAAAGGGTTGCACTTTTACATTATCATATCTAGGTATTTGTTCAGTAAATCCCGGTAAATTATCAGATTCGTGAAAATAAATATCTTTACCATCTTTGTAGGCTTGATTATGAAAATTACTATCTTCAACAAACTGTGCAATTTTTTTCATAGATATTAACAGTTTATCTATAGGGCTAGTTATTTCTCCTAAATAAGATTTTATAGCTGGTGGCACATTTTGTTTTTCAATTAATATTCCTTCTCTAACTTTACCAAAAGTTTCAAAGCCACTAGAAAAATTAACGAAGTCTCCTTTACCTCCAGCTAACTTATCCATTTCAGCTTGAGTTTCTAATCTTAATCTTCTCGGTGTTATATCAGGATTTGATTCTTTAATTCTTTGTGCTATAAATCTTCTTGCAGTATTTGTTGCTTGAATAGTTGGTATATATCCACCATCTTCAAACATTTTATAACTTTCTCTAACATAAAAACCTAATTGGTCTTCTATAATTTTTTTATCAGCAGGAGCAACATTTTCAGATTTTAAAAGTAGTTTAGAAAGTTGGTCTTGTAAATTTCTAGCTTTTCTTATAGATTCTCTAGTTGGTTCTGGAAATTTAAGTAAAGCTTTTTCAAAAGCTTGTTGTTGAGTTTCAGTTGGCTTTACTTTAAATTTAGTAAATAATACCTCATTTAACTCATCTAAAATATCTTGTTTATTACCACCAATTTCTTTATAAATATTATTTATAGAATTTTCTAAATTTCTAGCAGTATGGTCAATAGTAGCATTCCATTTTTCTTTAGCATTTTGAGTCCTTAAATAATTTTCATGTAATAATTCACTACGACCACCTTTAGGGGTAAAAGTTTTTGCAAGAGCATTACTAATACTTCTAAGAGTTCCTATTGTGCTAAATTTAGTTAGTTTTAAAGCATCAATATCTCCTAAATCAACTTTTTCCATAGAAAATAATTCTGGTTGATTATCAGTAATAACAGCTTGTTGTCTTTTCTTTACTGCTTCTTCAAAAAACTCTCTGTCTTGTGCTCTTACTCTTTTTAAATTATTCATAAAAGCTTCTGAAACTTCTTTACCTTGTCCTTTAATACTATCTAAAGTATTAAAAAAATATTTACTAATTGCTTCTCTATTACGAATACCAGAACTTACTGCACCAAAAGCTCCTGTAAATATTAATCCTTCAGCTAATAATCCTAGTCTGTTTTGTAACTCTGATTTTTCTTGACTAGATTTTATAGGCTTTAACATATACTTTTCAAAGTCAGCTAATAAACCTTCACTATCTTCATCAATCATATCGCCAACTACATTAGCAAAATTTTCTTGATATGGATTTAAAGATAGTTGAGCAGCAGTTTCTCCTCTAGCTATAAAGCCTGTAGTTGCTACAGTTTTAGGAGCTACTTGAGCTGCTTTTTGTACGGGTTTTAAAAATTGTAAAGGTTTTGCAAGTTTACCAAGACCAGCCATAGTACCAGCAAAAGAACCTATATCCCTTACTACTTGTGCAGCACCGGATTCAGGTTCAGCTATGGTAACAACTTCTCTATCACCTCTTTGAACTCGTTCAACATTTTCTGAACCAGCAACTTGGGTGTATAGTTTTTCTAAAAAATCTTCAGTAGATTGTATTTGAGATTCTGAAGGGTCTGTTAACATTCTAGACAATTCTATTCCCTCTCTTAAAACTTGAGAGGTTACGCCTAAACCTGTTCTTTTTACTTCATTTTTTTGTTCTTCTGTTAATAATGAATACAGATTCTTTAGTTTAGAAGGTGATAATAAACTCATAATTAGTTTTATTCAGTTGGTATTGCTTTCATAATATTATCTAAATTATCATAAGATTGTGAAATAGCTTGGGTAGTATAATCATTAATATCATCATATATTCCGTTTCTAATTTGTTGGTCAATAGATGCTCTAGTAACTGTTCCTAGAGTTAAAGTTTGTAAAACATTATTAGTAATTATTCTGTCTAATGTACCTATGGTTAATTCATTTATTTGTTTTTGAATAACTCTTTTTAATTGTGGATTTGTTTCTTCTTCTAATTGTTGAAGTAAATATCTAGCTTTATTAGTTTCTGGGTCTCCTAATCCAGTTTCCATATCTACAAAAATCCTTTGTCCTTTTAAATAACTTTCATTAGTTTTATCAATATCTGCTATTTTAATTTGATTATCTCTTGCATATTTAATATCATATTTATCTTGAGCTAATTTTATTTCGTTATTTATAGTATTAAAATTTTCATTAATTTTATTAGTTAGAACTTTTCCTTTTAAATCATTGATAGTAAAACTTTCAGAAGAATCATCTTGAATACTATTTATAATATTAGTGCTTAAATCATTATCTCCATAAGTTTGAATTATGTAAGAAGAAGCTTCAGTTTTATTGTATTTGAATTGATTTGGGTCTCTATACAAATCAATAGATGCTTTACCTTGTATTACAGTTGGGTCTAACAAATAAGCAAAATTACTTCTTAAAGCTTCTTCTCTCGTTATATTTTGTAAATCTTGTTTTCTTTTTCCGGGTCTTACAAAATCAAAAGCTTTATGAACTAGACTAACATTTTTTGGAGCTGCTATTTGTTTTCCTTGTTGAACATAATAATCCTCTAAAGGTTTCATAAATTCTTCTTTTGATAATCTTTTTGTAATATTACCAGTTTTAATTTTTTCTTTATGAATATTAATTAATTCTTGCTCATATTCATTAATTTCTTGTTGTCGTATTCGTCTTGCATCTTCTGTGCTTAAATCATAATTAGGATTTAATCTAGCAAACTCTGCTTCG